GAAAAGCTCGAAAGTACCTGAAAGAGTTCCATGATCAGTAACAGCAATTGCAGGATGATTATACTCCTTAGCTAATTTTACATAATTATCAATACTGCCACAACCATCCAATATAGAATGGAATGTATGAAGATGAAGATGAACCATAGGTCTCTTTCTCCTATCTTCTTCTTTTATGACATTATCTAACTCATACTTTCGCTCTTCGAAAGTATCCATTGCTTTATGTAAATCTCCTTTTGCTAACTCAGTTAAATCATCTTTATACACATGTTGCTTACCACAATCACAATTTTTATTGCTACAAGTTTGGTTCATTATTAGAAGATATATTTATAATATACACAAATATACGAAATAAATTCAAAAAAGTTTCGCTGTTTTTAAACAAAAAAAGGTGACTAAGAATAGTCACCTTTATAATCTTGTTTTGTTTTTAGTATTTTTTTTGCAATTGTCGGTATTAGTTCCTTTCGTAAATACCTCAACTTACGCCTGGCTGACGTACTCCTAACCTCTACTTTTTTAGGCCCTAGAAAAACGTTTATGTCTTTTTCTATTTCCTCGATTACAGCTTTTATTTCTGCTAAATCTTTTTTTATTTTATAGGTGTCATTTATATTTAACCAACCTGGATATTTTTCCATTATTCATCTGTTTTATCTTCAGAAATATTTTCAGAATTTTCAATAGAATCTTCCTCTATTATATCTTCTTCATTTATTATATCAGACTTTTCAACATCAAAACCAGCAGATTTATTTCCATTCATCATTTCTTCTAAATGCTTAAACATGCTATTAGTTCTGTTTATAACCATTCCACTTCTTTCGAATAAATTATTTTTAACCTTACTTTCTTGGAACTTTTTTTCAGTTTCTTCTCTTTCTTCTTTTTTTGTATCGTCCAAACTAGATTGAATATTTTCAATCATTTTTTCGATTTTATAATTCAGCTTCTTATTTTTATGTAATAATTTATTTTCTTTTTCTTCTCTTTCTGATAGCGTTGGCATTTCTGAAGTATCACCCAATAAATCAGATAATAAATCTTCAGTATCTCTATCAGATTCAGCCAATACTTTTTTAATAGTTCTTACTCTATTTTCAGCCAATGGAACTTCTTCAGCTCCACCTGCTTCAGGTGCACCACCCGCATCTGCACCAGGCTCAGGTGCTCCACCTCCAGCATCCATTCCGCCCAATTGACTTCCTAGTTCCATATTACCTAAACCTCCTGCGGCTCCACCGCCACCGCCTCCTGCAGATTCCTCTCCTGTAGAGGCTGCACCTGCAGGCGCTGCACCTGGAAGTTCGTATCTATCATCAAGTTCTTTAAACAATCCAATTTTCTTATACGTTTCAACCGATGCATCAATTTCAGCAAATATTTTCTTCTCAACTTTTTTCTGTTTCAATATAAGCTTAATTTCAGCTTTAGAGAAACCAAGAATGTTTTCCATTGCCCATGTGTAAGAAACTGCAGAGTTCGATTCTGAAGAATACATTTCTTTAAATACTTCCATTCTCGCTTTCATTGTTTCCAATTTCAACAATTCTTGTTGAGTGGAAGGATTTGTAAGCGTTAATGTAAAGTTATCGATTTCATCTTTAAGACCTGAGAAGAAAAGGTGAATATTTGCGATTCTTCTAAGCTCCAACAAAATAACTTCTTGAATTGAGTTGATTGTTCTAGAGAATCTTAAATCAGCTTGAGAAAGTGTTGATCCTCCTGGTAAATTCTCCGAATAGTTCAAATACGTTTTAGGAACTTGAAGAGATGCGAAAAGTTTATTTTGAAGGTATTCAATATCTTGGATGTCACCCATATTAGATGCACCTGGTAATGTATCAATCTTTGAAGATTTATCGCCCCTAATAGGAATGAAGTAATCTTCTGTAATATTCATTGGATCGTACTTTAAATTATACTGACCATTTCTAGAATCAACTACAGGTTGTTTCTTGATTTGGTTTTGAATTTTCATCATGTATCCCTGAACATCATTATCGCCCAAGTTACCAACTTCAATATAAAACACCCTTCTTTCTGGAGCTCTAGTAATACGATAAACAAGCATAGAGTCTTCCGCTAACTGTAATTGTTTCCAAAGCTTTCTAGCAGGATCTAAGATAGAACGTCCGTAAGGTAATTTTTTTGTGTCTTCCAACATTCTGAAGTGTGCAACTTGCCAATCCTCAAAGTACATACCCATTGTTTCCCAGCGGAATCTTACACTTTCAGGATTTCCATCATATGCTTCTTCTCTGTGAATTTCTTCCACAGGTAATGAAAGGAAATTAAAAATACCTTCTGTTTTATCAATTTCTAAAAATACAAAATAATCTCCGTATTTAACCAAATCACGAATCCAAAGTTTAAGGTTATAGTCTACGTTAATTCTATTTCCAAATAAATCTTTTAAAATTTCTTTAACCCTAGAATTCTCTGAGTATATATCAAGTATATTACCTCTCTCATTTCTAGTTAAACATTCATCTCGAATGATATTAAGTGCTGCTGCAATTTCAGGAGACATATCCATTGCTCTGAAATCCTGATACGCACTAAGTCTATCTGTATCAAAATATATTGACCTCGTATAGAGGTTGTGTGCTATTTTATTAACCTGCCAATCTAAAAACTGCTGTTGCATTTCTTCAATTGGGTTCGCACTGCCATTGACTAATTCGCCTTGTTGTTTATTCGGGGTAAATTGAGCAGATGCAGATGTTGTTGGAGTTTTCTTTTTCCCTCCATTTATTGCATCCACAACTCCTTGGAATATACTTTGCGGTTTTTTATCTTCAGCCATTTTTTTTGTATTTTTTTAAATATAAGTTATTATGTCACCAAAATCAATTTTTTTATGGCTTTAGAAGCCAATCTAAATCATCGTCATCCGACTTAGTAAATGATGAGCCCATAAATAAACCACTTCCACCCTCAGGTATTTCAATATCTTTTCTACCACCATTTCCATTATGCTCTATCTTGCCCATCATATTATTTGAATTAAATGATATAGCACTAAGCATTGATTTATATAAACCATCTGTTGCAATAATGTTATTATATTCATTATCTCTTACATACAATGCCAAACCTAAAGCAAAAATTAAATCATCATGAAACCCTGGCTCGTGTTGAGGCTTATTGTTAATCATAACAAATGTTGAAAATTCAGCAGTAAGTCTTGGAGAATGTAGAATTAGAGAATTTTCCCTCATATGTTGTATAACAGACGCAACAATAAGAGGTCTTGTTTTCATTGTTGTTTGAAATCCTGGGATTTCAGTTCCTTCATTAATCTTATAATCGAAAGGTCTAACGTGAATGTCTTGAACGTTTTTAGAGAAGAACATTTTCTTATATTGTAATTGATCTCTGAATGTCAAAGCAACGTGCAGACCGAAAGAATTACACTCGACAACTAAATATGCATCATTATAAACTCTTCCAACCCAATCAATTAAATATGGAAATAAATCCACTCCAATCTTATCTCTATATTCAGCAACTTGTTCTAATGTTTCAGCATCTAAAACTTGGATTGTAGAGAAGTCTTTCCCATCTCCACGGGCAACGTCTGATCCAATAACATATTGTCTTCCTTCTTCAGGCCTCTTCCAAACTTGAAATGTAGTTTCGTCTATTATAAAACTTCCTGACTCAGGCGTTCCTTTAAGGTTGAAATCATATTTAATATAAAAGTTTGGTTTTTGATCTCTTACTCTTTTTTCGTATTTGTCTATAAGTTGTTGTTCAATCACAAGGTATTTCGAACCTTCGAATGATAAATCAAGTTCTTGAGCAATTTTTACAGAATCAAAATTCATTCTACGACACTGTGCTTCATACCAAGGACTCCAAGGAAACTCTTCTCCGTTGATATTTTTATTTATTTGCAAGTCTACAGATGATTGAGGGTTTTGTGTCCAATGCACAGTTAAAGGAACAAAGTCATTCTTTTTATTGGTTGTGCCCACCCAGGTTTTATGATATAAATTCCCTGTTCCATTTGGAGTTGAAATCATTATACATTTACCTTTTGTTGCGGAAAGTGCCATACCTGCAGCCATCCAAATTGCCTCAGCATCTTTAATAAAGGCAGTCTCATCCAAAACAAGCATTGTTAAAGATTCTCCACGACCTGCATTTGGACTACTTGCTTTCGCTTCAACCCAAGACTTGTTAGAAAATTCTAATTTTGTTTGATTGTTTGTTACTATAGATTCAGGCTGAAGCCACGAAGGAGTGTGTTCGACAAATTGTTTAACAGTGGCTAAAAATCTTCTAGCTCCTGCTCCGTCATTGGCAATAATTAATATTTTTTCATCATATCTAAACATTAATTTCCAAGCGACATACCCTGCTGTAATTACAGATAAACCTGTTTGTCTGGATTTAAGTATTATTGAATTTTGATTTTTGTGGAAAATATCAACGCATTTTTCTTGATACTCAAAGCACTTCATCTTTTTAACACTTTTGGCCATAGCGTCAAAGACATAACCATAATTGTTAAAAAAATAAATAGGGCTTTTGGCGCACTTTATACGCTCTTGTAATATTTCTTGTGCTGTCATTAATTATAAACTTTCTTTGATAAATAGCTTATAATTATTTATTTTCTATTAAAGACCTATGTATATGGTAGTGTCTGTACCAGGCTTAACATCCACAATTTCAGAAACAAATATTACATTCGTTGCATTATTTTTAGCATATAACTGATACTTACCATAAGTGTCTGCGGACCAAGAAAATGTAAACACCCCTCTATTATCATCTGTCAGGGAATAATAAATACTACCACCTGAATAGATTGTGCTATCATTATAAAGAGCGTAATCAAACGTCGCTCCAGTAACAGGGTTATTATCTACATCTAAAGATAAAACCTGTTCATAAACCATTTCTCCAATACCTGCATTCATATATATAAATACTATTTATTTATTAATATTGTTTTTATTAAAATATTTATAAACTCCTATTTCAATTCCCAATCACTAGGCAGTTGATTAAAAAGTCTGTATGCTTCTTTTTCTTCATCATTCATTTCTTCCCAAGACAATGGATAAAAACGAAAGTAAACAAATGATGCTAATATAAAGAAACATCCTGAAAGAAATGGTAAAAACGCATACTCACTAAAATCTAATAATTCTAAAGCGACTGTGATAGCAAAAGATATAAAAACAATTACAGCTGATGGTTGTAATTTATTTTTTTTACTATAACTTCTAAATAAATTAACCCAACTTCTTCTGAATTTTTTCATTTTTGGACTATAAGATTTTTTTAATTTTTCTGTACTCATAATTATTGATTTTTATTTCTTGTTACAAAAACAAAATTGCCATCATAACAATATTCATTATTCACCCAATTATCAATTAAAAAATACATAAATGGCTTTGGGCTTGGAAGCATTATGTATAAATATGTATTTAAAACTTAAATTACCAAGCAGTTATTATTATAATTCCATCACCGCCTTTACCTCCTCTACCAGCTGTACCAGTATAAGCTGCTCCACCGCCTCCACCGCCAGATCCATATCCTCCATCACCACCTTTACCGCCAGTATTAGCACCACTAACGCTATTAGTTGCGCCACCTCCAGCACCACCAGTAGTAAAAAAAGGTTGCCTAACAGATTGCAAAGACGATGGTGTTAATGAAATAAAACCAAAACCACCAAATCCTGCATTTGTTGCAGATGCAGCACCGCCTAATATGCTTGGCACAAATCCATTACTTGTAATTGTACCGCCTGAAAAAGATGAAGACGAACTGGTTGTACCACCGCCTCCAGCGCCACCGCTTACGATATTATTTAATCCTATATTTGAAC